TTAAGCACTTGCTCAATAAATTTGAGTACATTTTTAATTTGTGTTTTGTTAAGATAAGTGTAGCCCTCAACCAATTGCTTATCTACACCTTTAAGCAATTCTTCAAATTCATTTTGTTTCTTTTTCCACACTTCAGTCAACAAACTGATATGTTGTGGCATGACATTCTTTTTAGCAACCTCATCCATTGGACGTAATGTGTGTTTTGTAGGTGCACCTGATGTAATGAATTCATCAAACAATCCTTCAAGTTCACCTGCGGCATCACGTGCCTTTTCTTTCAGAATATCCTGAATGTTAGGTCTTGTTGATACCTCAGCTTCTGCTTTAACTTCTTCAGGCTTGTGAACAATCTTTAATAGACGGGCAATCTCGTTATTAAGTGTCAGTTCTTCATGCTCAGTCAATGTTAAGCCACGTAATTGCATACGTGCTAACCAGCACAATGTCAATAAGAATTCATTTTCGTGAATCTTACGCATAATCTTTGCGTCTGCTGGTCTGTTGTTTAAATCCAAATATTGGGAAAGCAATTCTTTTGCATCTTTTTTCCCATAAAAACGATGATACCAAGTAAAACTACGCATCAATGCGACTCTACGCTTGTCCTCATCCGGTTGAAGCACAAACAATGGTTCATCCCCATAATGCTGTACATCTGCATCCCTCGGGGTCAATGCTTTAACTTGACTATGGTCTTCTGAATTGCGTTTACGTGTTGCCATTAGGCACTCCTTTGTATTGATTTAGCTATTATAGCATAACCCATATTTATTGTCAACCTTAGGATTCAAGCGTAGGGCATTGCGATAAATACTATTATGCCAAAGTTATCCTTATACCGCCCAAATAAACAGAATGATTATCGTTTCTTTGATGGATTTATACATTCACAAGTATCTAGGGCCCACAGATCAAGGTCCTAGTATTGATTATACTCAACCTCAATATGAAACAATGAGTCCGTTAAATATTCAGGATTTATTATTCCTAGAGAATAGAGATAGAACATATGACCCAAACATTTATCGTTTACGTGGTCACTATAATGTACAGAATTTAGACTTTGATTTAAGTCAATTTGGTTTATTTTTAAACAACGATATTGTATTCATTACTGTTCATTATAATGATATGATTGATATCGTTGGACGTAAACTAATGGTAGGTGATGTGTTAGAATTACCTCACTTACTAGATTATAATCCATTAAAAGAAACTATACCAGTTGCATTAAAACGATTTATGCAAATCACTGATGCTAATTATGCGAGTGAGGGGTTTAGTCAAACTTGGTTCCCTCATCTATGGCGTATTAAATGTGAGCCATTAGTTGATAGTGAAGAATTTAGTCAGATATTAACCGAGCCGATTAACCAAGATAATTATCTAGGAGTATGGGATAAAACTAAACCATATCCAGAAGGATACATTATTAGTTATGGTGATAAGAATTATATTTCAATAACCGATGTTCCTGCAGGTACTAATCCACCTAATACAACGTATTGGAGATTAACAGAAGAACAAAATCTTAAAGATATTCTTGGTACCTATAATAGGAATATTGCAATTAATAATGCCGCACTTGAAGAAGCTAAACGCTTATTACCTAAGTCGGGTTATGATAACAGTAATTTGTACATTGTACCGACATACGGTGAATATAGTTCTAATGGTGTATTGTCAGGTAAGTACGATCAGCCGGCGCCACCTGTTAACGTAGTTACGAGTGCGGCAAGCACCGGAGCACCCAATCCAGTAGTAGAAATTTTTACTAGTACTGAGTATGTTAATGATAGTCCTTATCTACGCATACCGGCTGCAACAATTGCATTCATTAAAGATAACATTTTAGATGTGGCGTTCCCTGGAATTCCATCTGCACCTGTTCCAACTAATGTTATTAATACTACCACTCCTACTCCTGTCCCTACTCCTATCACTAATCAAGTAATGTTATTGTCTGCTATGAGTTTTGCGGCTCCAATGACAGAAAGTGGTTCAGGATCAGTACAAGCTGAAATGGCACTGACTATTGATAGCATGATGGTTATCACTGGTCCATATGGTACTGCTGATAACACATATGCAACTGCTGACCAGAATCCAGAAGCTCCAAACTTTACAGGCACAGAACCATACGGTCCAAATACTATGGACTATCGTGCTGACTGTGATCCTAGATTCCAATTCATTGCACGTAGCAGTCCACGTAGCTTTGGTTATACAACAAGTTACTTGTCAGGTGATGGGCAAGCGCCGAATGGTTTCCCGACTGGAGCAGGTATTAGTTTCCCACAAAATCCACAAGTAGGAGATTACTTCTTGCGTATTGATTATCTACCACAATTATTATATCGTTGGGACGGTCAGCTATGGGTAAGAATTAGCGAGAATGTAAGAACAGATACCGGATTGATAGATAATGACCAGACGCAAACAGCAAGCTTCATAAATAACAGCAACGTTACAGTAACAACGTCGGGAACAGTAATTCCGCAGAAACAAGCATTGTCTACTATGTTGACAATTGCTCCTGATCCCTTACCACCGGTAGCATAACACATGGCACAATTTTTTTACGATAATCAAATACGCAGATTCTTAATTCAGTTTGCAAAAATCTTTAGTTACTGGGAAGTGACTAAGGGTAAAGATCCTGCAGGCAATGAAATTCTTGTCCGTGTGCCTATCATGTACGGTGACAGTAGTAGACAAGCAAGTGCCATCATTGCTAACAACAGTGCAAGTAATTTACCAAGTGCTCCGTTAATTACATACTATATCAGTGGATTAGAGTACGATCAAAAACGTACACAAGATCCTACATATGTAGATAGAATTAATGTGCGTCAACGAACATTTAATAATGAGACAGGACAATATGAAAGTGTTCAAGGACAAGCATTTACAGTTGAAAGACTGATGCCTGTACCATACACATTACGTATTACAGTAGACTTCTGGACTACAAACTATCAACAAAAATTAGAATTAATTGAACAGTTAGGCACATTGTTTAACCCATCAATGGAAATTCAGTCTACTGATAACTTCATTGATTGGACTAGCTTAAGTGTTGTATATCAAGATGGTTTAACATTTAGTAGCAGAACAATACCTCAAGGTACTGCAAACCCCATCGATGTAATGAGCTGGAAGTTCTACATGCCAATATGGTTAAGCAATGCCGCAAAACTTAAGAAGATGGGCGTTATTGAAAAAGTTATTGCAAGTATCTTTAAGGGTACTGCATTACAAGATATTCAAAATGATGATTTACTATTAGGAACTCGTCAAAAGATTACACCATATGGATATAAAGTATTACTGATGGGTAATAGACTTCAGTTGTTGCCTGCAGACAATAATAACTTTGTGAGCAATATTGATTTGAATTACGCTGAACCTCCTGATACAAGTTTGTATTGGACAAGTTTATTGAACGTATACGGAACTATAAGACCGGGTATATCTCAAATATGGTTACAAAATCCCTACATGAATACTGACATTGTAGGTACTATTGTACCGGATCCAACTGATGACAGATTGTTAATCTATGACATTGATGCTGATACATTACCACAGAACACATTGAGTCCAGTTAACAGTGTAGTAAACCCATTGATATCGGGACCTAATGCAGGATTACCCGGGCCTGTCAATGGTGTTAGATATCTATTAGTAGAATCAGTTGGTAGTGAGGGTAGCCCTACTGTTGCTTGGGGAGACCTAATTGCGAATGCAAATGATATCGTAGAATATGATGCTGACTCTGCTTCATGGTATGTAAGTTTTGACAGCCAAGTATCTACTACGGTTGAATATGTAACCAATTTAACTACAAGTATTCAATATCGTTATACACCCGATGGCGTTTGGATGAAATCATATGAAGGCTGGTATGCTCAAGGGGATTATTCTATCGTCATCTAATACTGTGATAAATCATAGTATGAGCAACACTAGTGCAGGCGTTTTCTTTTATTCCAAAAGAACACAACGTTATCTTTATCTATTGAGAACTGACAACAAGAATCCAGGTAATTGGGGAATTCCTGGTGGCAAAGTAGAAGGTGACGAAACACTTATGGAAGGTGTTGAACGTGAATGCATGGAAGAAATTGGTTACTTCCCAAAGAAAGCCAAACTAGTTCCTATACAGAAATTTGTAAATCACACATTCACATACCATACGTTCTTCTGTGAGGTTGATAAAGAGTTTACTCCTGTATTGAATGAAGAACACTGTGGATATGCATGGGTAGGTGATAATCAATATCCTAAACCATTACATCCAGGATTGTTCAATACAGTGAACTTTGATGTTGTGCAAGAGAAATTAAATACACTCACAAAAAAAGCGACCTAAGTCGCTTTTTTCATTTTAGTAGTTTTGCTACCATATCAAATCCCAGTGATCCTAGAACTATACCGGCTCCCATCATCATCCATCTCCACTTTTCTAAAGCAGAAATTTTTGATCCTAGTTCTTTATGAGCCTTAGTATCTTCCTCACGCATTTCTTTCAACATATCTCTTGTTTCAGTTGCGTTACGGTCTATACATTCATGCATATCCTTAAGACTAGCTTTGATTTCGCTGACATCTTGTTCAATGTTTTTAACTTGAACTTGAAGTACAGCGATATCAGTCTTAGTAGTCTGAGCAGGCATTTTAATAGTTCTACCTGTTGTCATAATTAAGCGTTAGCGATAGTTACGATTGGGTTAGGTTGACCGTCATATGTATTAGCGGCGTATGCTGTATTGAATGTAGCGATAACATCAGGGTTAACACTATAAACAACAGCAGTTCCTGTACCACTACCTGCACCAGTAGCAAGGAATGTAACACCTGTCATATTAGATGCGGCACCAACGTCAGACCAATCTGTCGTACCTGTGCTGTAAATTGTGTACAATGTACCTGCTGATAATGAACCTGCATCAACTTGCGTTGGGAACACTTCAGAGTTGTAATCATTAACACTTGAAACATATGCTGTAGCAGAGGCTGCGTCAGTAGACAAGATGTTCATTGTGTTTGGTGTCAATGCTGTGTTAGCAACGTTTGCTGTATAGCATTGTGCAACTAAACCAGTTGTACCACCTTGAACTAGATACTTTGTCTTACCTTTTTGACGTAAGATGAAACCAGCTTCGTCATTTGCATAAACATAATTCTGACCCAAGCCAGTAATAGTTGCTGATGCGTTTGCTGCCAATGTGATACTGTCTTGCAATGCATCAGGCGTACCTGTTGCGGCAGTCATAACTTTTGGTGCACCACCTAATGAAGCAGAAACAGTGAATGCGGCTGCGTTAGGAGTTGAATTAACAAAGTATGTTGTACCTGTTACCAATGTACCCAAGTTAGCACTGAATGAAACTGGCTGATTAACTGCTAGTGTTAGTGCATTACCTGTTGTACCAATAACGTTGCCAGAAACAACTGTATTAGCAACTGCAACTGATACATAACCAAATGTAGATGTAGCAAATCCTAAGTTAGTTGTTGTACCGTCTGCGGCAACTGCTTGAATTGCTGAACCAGTAGAAACTGTATTTGCAAAATCTGTTCCAGCACCATAAACTAATGCACTTGCGTCACTTGAATAAATGTTACCTGTACCAGAGATACCGATAGCTACACGTGGTAGAACTTGTGAACCGATGATAGCTGTATTGCCACCAACTACACCATATGTGTTAGCATTAGTTGCTGGGAAACCTGCTCCACCTAGCGGGTTGTTGAAGTAAGCATCAACTACACCAACTGACATTGATACTGAACCACCTGTAGTATCAGACAATGTAACTGCTGTACGTGTTGTGTTTGCGCTTAAATCAGTAGCAGAAGCTGTGAAATTATTTGCATCAATAACTGTTAGTACCCAGTATGTTGTATTAGCTGTTAGACCACCAACAGTAGTAGCTACTACGAATGGCATACCTGCAATAACACCAGTTGTTGTTAGACTTTCAGTTACAGTAACAGCACCTGTTGCCGCTGTTGTATCTGTGATTGTTAAGACTGCTTGAGCCTTTGCGATTTTTAGAGGACGTCCCATTTGTTTTTCCTTTGATAAAATTAGCGGGTTCTAGCCGCTACGCAGTGGGTTACTGCATAAAGTGTTGGCGTGTGTTGCACCTAAATCAGTGACACTGAATGCTCCTGCACTACCTGCTACGTTGATATAAGCAATATAATTACCCTGACCAACCAAATAATTGTTGTCTACTGTGTTAGCCGGAATAATTTCACATGCTGTTAAGTTAGCAGTTACATTAGCATTTCCGGATGCTATTGCTATAGCTGATGTTGTTGTAGCAATACGTACTTTATCAGTTGTTGCGACTGCTGTTAATTGACTAGTACTATTTGCTGTATAAATTGCTGATGCCATTTTATTTTTCCTATTATTTTAAAGTCTACCGACTGCTACTTCAATTATACCTTCTATACCATCAAAGTTTTCTAATGATTTACCTATTACTGTTCCCATATGAGGTGTTGAACTTGGTCTAGCATAGCCACCGCCACCTGACACTAACATATCACCTTTACGTATTGTTCCACGAACTTTAGTTGGCACACGCCCTTGTAGAGCAATCGCAACAGCAATACCACTACAACTTGCATTCATTGCGTAAGCTGGGTTCGTTGATACTACGCCTGCAACTCTTGTTGTACCATCTTCTGCTATAGTAACTTCTTTATCACCGCCAAACTCTAATATTGTACCTGGTGCGTAAACAGCATCAGCTTCATAATATTCTGCCAAGTCAGCGTATGTAGCATTCAATTGTGAACCCGCAGTCAGTTGCCAATTACCAGTGATATTGCCTAATGTTGTATTTGCACCAGTTGTTAGTGTAGTCGCACCAACTACACCAGTGAACGTTGGTAAATATGCCGCAACATTTGAATTGCTATATGATCCGGCAAAAGATATAGATACACCATTAGCATAATAATAGTTGTCAGTTTTAATACCAAGTACACTAGCATTACCACTAGCACTTACTACACCACCTGTTATTAAATTACCTGCATTAGTATTACCGGATACTGATATACTAGTTAATGTACCAATTGAAGTAATGTTTGGTTGAGCATTAGTTGTCACTGTGCCGGCTGTGGTTGCACTACCAGCAGTAGTTGCAAATGTTGCATTAGCAACAGTACCGCTGACATTTGCACCTGCTACTGTATTTGCGGTTGTTGCAAAATTTGCTAAATTAACTGTTCCGGATATATTACCAGCACTTACACTAAGTGCAGTTCCAGCAGTTATTGAGTATGTTGCGTTAGCCACAGTACCTGATACATTAGCTCCGGGTATGCTTGTTAGTCCTGTACCAGCACCATAGAATGTGCCATTAATATTTGCTCCAGATATATTTCCAGTAGCAGTAATTAAACCACCTGTACCTATGTTGCCAATATTAGCATTACCTGACACACTTAAACTTGCTAGTGTACCTGTACTTGTAATATTTGGTTGTGCCGCAGTTGTTACGGTACCTGCTGTTGTTGTATTTCCAGAAACATTTCCTACAATATTAGCAACAAGATTTCCTGACACAATAACTGATGAGGTGTTAGCACTAATTGTTTGAGCACCAATGTATATTGTACTGTTAGCTAGATACAAATCATTAAAACGATTTGTGTTATTACCTAAATTATATGTTATGTTTGCG